ACTACTTGGAGACTGCAATGATTGAAGCAGTTCCTGCTGAAGCAGGTTCGGGTGCAGCTACTCAAGCAGCTAACGACCAAGTTGGTAACAAAGGTTCTGAAGGTGTATTCTATACTGTCTCTAAAAGAGGTAATGTATGGGGCGGTGGTAACCCATCTTCTTTGACTGAGTTTGATTCAGTTGTATCAAGATTGGATAAGCAAGGTGCTATCGAAGAAAACGTTATCTTCTGTGATAGAGAGTTCTCTTTCGACATTGATGATATGTTGGCAGGATTGAACGGTTACTCTTCTACAGGTGCAGCTAACTTTGCTTCTTTCGGATTGTTTGACAACGATAAGGATATGGCATTGAACCTTGGTTTCACAGGTTTCCGTAGAGGATATGACTTCTACAAGTCTGATTGGAGGGTCAGGTAGAGTTAATGGACTTTTAGTTCCTGCAGGTTCTACTTCAGTATATGACCAAGTTCTTGGTAAGAATGCTAAGAGACCTTTCCTACACGTGCGTTACAGAGCTTCAGAAACTGAAGACAGACGTTACAAAACTTGGATTACAGGTTCAGCAGGTGGTGCTCAAAATAGCGACCTTGATGCAATGGAAGTAAACTTCCTTTCTGAAAGAGCGGTATGTACTTTAGGTGCTAACAACTTCTTCTTGTTCTCTGAATAAGCAGATTAAAATATGGGGGAGTGTCTTCAAAGACACTCTCCCTTTTTATTATTAATTTTAATTATATCTAATTATGAAAAAAACACAACCCGTAGACAAGGTCTACAAGCTAACAAGAGGTGATGCGCCTCTTTCATTTATGTTGCCAACACGCAACTCTCGAAGATTTCCTTTAATGCATTTTGACGAAGCGAGTAATACTAATAGAACTCTTCGTTATGCAAGAAACCAAAAGTCTCCTTTTGAAGACGAACAAGATGGCAATGCTATTTTAGAGCCTGTTATTTTTGAAGATGGTTTCCTTCGAGTTCCAAAAACAAATCCTGTACTACAAGAATTTCTTCACTACCACCCATTGAATGGTAGAAAATTTGTATTAGTAGATGAGGAAAAAGATGCACAGGTTATTGTAGAGAATCTTAACCTTGAGGTTGATGCTCTTATTGAAGCAAGAAACCTTAGTGTAGATTTAGTAGAGAGCGTTGCACGTGTTCTTTTCGGTAGAGATACCTCTAAGATTTCAACTGCAGAACTAAGACGTGATATCTTAGTATACGCTAAGAATGAGCCAAAGGATTTCCTTAATGTTCTTGGTGACCCTATGCTAAAACTTCAGTCTAATGTTCAGTTGTTCTTTGATAAGAACTTACTATCATTTAGAAAGAATCAAAAAGAAGTATGGTTTAATACCTCTTCTAACAAAACACGAATGCTCGTTGTACCATTTGGTGAGGATGCCACATTTATTGTAGCTTCTTACCTTTCAAGTGATGATGGTATTGAGTCATTGAAGATGCTTGAGAAGTTAATAGAGAACTAATAAGCATTTAAAACTAACTAAGTTTGAGGAGAGGGGTCTATTTTAGACTCCTCTTTTTTTTTGATTATCTTTGTAAAAAAGTTTATAATGATAAACACAGTAAGAAATACAGTTCTGTCTGTGCTTAATAAAAATAACTACGGATATCTTTCTCCGTCTGACTTTAACCTTTTTGCTAAACAGGCTCAGTTAGATATTTTCGAAGACTATTTTTATCAGTACAACTATCAGATTAACAAGGAGAACGCACGTCAATCAGGAACGGGCTTAGCTGATATTAGAAAAGGCATTGAAGAAGCATTGGATATCTTTTCGGAAACGAAAGGTTTATACACTAATTTTGAAAATGAATACTTTCTTCCATCACCAACAACCACGGGTAGTGATTACTACTTGCTTAATAAAGTATTGGTATACCAAAAGATTTTAGATGAGGGTACTACTACAGGAACAAATGGTGGAGCTAACCAACTTATAGATACAAATGCAGATTTTACAGTAGATATTTCTATTGGAGATATTATTGCAGTTGAGAATGGCGGTGTAAAGTATGTAAGAGTTACAGGCATAGTTAGCTCTACAACGCTACAGACGACCTCTACAGGGACGTTTAATGCTATTGGGTTAAAGTATACCATATTCCCTAAAACAAACAATCAGGAAGAGGCTGAGAAGGTTACTCATAGTAAGATTACTATGCTGAACAATTCTCTAATAACCTCTCCTACATTATTGTTTCCTGCATATACGCAAGAGGAATCATTATTGACGGTATATCCAAACGGAATAGATGCAGTCGGTCAGTTGATTGCTCAGTACATTAGATACCCAAAAGAACCAAGATGGACTTACATTTCATTAACAAATGGTGAGCCTGTCTTTGACCAATCACAACCTGATTACCAAGATTTTGAATTACCATTAGATGCAGAAACTGATTTAATCGTTAAGATTTTACAGTACGCAGGTATATCAATTAGAGAGCCGAATGTATATCAGTTTGGAAACGCAGAAGAAACTAAAGATAATCAATCACAAGCATAATGGCATACATATCACAATATCAGTACTACGAAAATGGGGGGCAATCGCCTGAGGATGCTAATTGGGGTTCATATCAGTATGTATCCTTATATGATATAGTCAACAATTTTATGTTGATGTATGCAGGTAACCATAGCCTTGTCAATAACGAAGAGCGTTTTAAGATTTTGTTTCACGCTAAAAGAGCAATTCAAGAATTAAACTACGATGCATTTAAAGAAGTAAAAGCATTGGAACTTAATGTAAATGAGACACTTAGGTTTATCCTTCCTGACGATTATGTGAATTGGGTTAGGATATCTATGTATAAAGATGGGGTGTTATTCCCTCTTACAGAAAACGTACAGACGTTATCTTCTAATGCTTACTTACAAGACAATACAGGTAGACTTCTTTTTGACCTCGATGGTAATGTTCTTAAACCACAATTCTCTGACATTGATTATGACAGGATTGTAGGAAAAAAGAAAAGTATTTACTTAGACCAAAACAACGCACAGTTTAACGGGATGCCCGGATATAATGTAGACGGTAATTGGTACTTTGACTTTGAGGTTGGTGCAAGATTCGGTTTAAACACAGAGACTGCTAACGCAAATCCAACTTTTACCATTGATAAAAAAGCAGGGGTTATTAACTTCAGCTCAAGTATGAAAGAGAACTTATGTATTCTTGAGTATGTATCTGATGGTATGGAGAATGGAGATGATAGCTCTGTGACTGTAAATAAATTGTTCGAGGATTATGTATATGCAGCAATTGAATATGCAATCTTAAGCTCTAAACTTAATGTACAGGAGTATATTATAGCAAGAGCAAGAAAAAGAAAAGGAGCACTTCTAAGGAATGCAAAAATAAGAATCAGTAATATTCATCCGGGTAGACTTTTGATGAATATGAGAGGACAAAACAAGTGGCTAAAATAATATGGCAAATCTTACAAGAAATTTCATTACCGGTAGAATGAACAAGATGGTTGATGAGCGACTCGTTCCAAACGGGGAGTACATCAATGCCTTGAATATTCGTATGGGTTCGACAGAGGGTTCAGAGATTGGTGTTATTGAAAACTCAAAAGGAAACTCAAGTCTTACTTCAATTACATATGACGGACAACCATTAAGTGGTTCTGCTCGTTGTATAGGTGCTTTTGAAGATGGAGCTGAAGAAACAATATATTGGTTCGTTCACGACTCTGACTTCTTTCCATCTCCTACAGGTAAGTTGGACCTGATACTATCATTTGATACTAAGACAAACTCAACAACATATCACATCATATCAGTTAATGATGGCAATGGTGTAAACACTACGCTAAACTTTGATGACAAGTATTTGATTACAGGTGTCAACAAGATTGAGGACCTTCTGTTTTTATCCATCTGCAGGAGTAGATGGCTTTAGCAAAGAGAGTGTTCTTGTAATTAAGAAACCACCTTTTAATTCTCCATCAATAAAGCCTATAGCAACCTCAAGTCAAGATAACTTCTTGGAAGACAGGTATATATCTTTTGCTTATAGATACAGATATGAAGATGGAGAGTATTCTGCTACGTCTCAATTCTCAGCACCTTCATTTTTACCTAATGTTTTTAACTACGATTTTGCTACCGCATTAAACAGAGGTATGTTGAACTCCACTAATATGTGTGAGATTACATACAATACAGGAGGGAAACTTGTTAAGTCTATAGACTTAATACAGAGTATACATATACATTTAATAATAACAAGATATTTACAATACTTCCTGATTCTGAGATTTTAAGGTTGTATGACAATGTACCAAGATTGGCTCAGGCTCAGACACTTATGGGTAAAAGGCTTGTTTATGGTAACTACGTTGAGGGGTATCCAATGAAAGATGCAAACGGAGTACCAACTAAACTTGAGTACTTTACTACATCAAACTCAGAGTCTATAGGTTTGAATGACTTAGCTTATAAACTTGTTTCGGGTAACTATTCTTTTGATTCAGCACAGGTAATACCTCAGAGTATAATTGAGATTGATTTAACAGGACAGGACCTTATTGCAGGTGGTGTAATTAATATGCTACTTAGGTTTGAACATTATAGTTGGAGTGGTCAGACTCCATTCCCTACGGAAGAGAGTGCTGAGCAGACAATTGATTTTACATACATACTACCTACGGCATTTACTGATGTTTATTCACTTGCTACTTCTGTAGATTTTCAGGAAAAAATTGGAACGGCTTTAAATATTGAGACTGTTGCTAATTCTTGTAATGGTTTGACTTTAACAGATGCATTCAATTGCATTGTACCGAACGAGTTGTCAAGCCTATTCAAATATAGAAGTGGTATTTCTGCAGCAAATCAACCAATAGAGATTATAACAAGCCCTGCATCAAGTGTGATAGGATTACAACTTCCTACTATGGAATTTGTAGATGACCCTACGGGTGTTGCTATTACTCAAACTGTTTACGAATACTATTCTATAAGTACGTCAGATATTTCTTACCAAGAGATAGGTGACCCATCAAGTCTACATAGTAATAGAGGATATGAGATTGGTATTGTTTATATGGATGAATTTAATAGGTCTTCAACCGCATTGGTTAGCCCTAATAATACTGTTCATATTCCTTGTAGTGCTTCTGATACAAAGAACACTATCACGGTTAACATACCAACTGCACAGGTTGCTCCTTCGTGGGCAAGCAGGTATAAGTTCTGTATCAAGCCTGATAAAAAAGATTATGACGTTATTTATTCTAACTTGTTTTTTAGAGACCCTACCTCAGGTGCTGATTACTTCTTATTAGAAGGTCAAAATTCTCAGAAGGTTGAGGTCGGGGATGAGTTAATTGTAAAGACTGATACTCAAGGTGCAAGGTCTAATTGTACTTGGACTACTGTATTGGATAAAGAGGCTAAGCAAAGAGACTTCTTATCTCCTCCTCCTGTAGATAGTGAGGGTACAGAGATTCCAATTCCTGCAGGAACATATATGAAATTAAGAGCCAACAACTTTAGTACGGTAGTTGGAGAATTACCTGTTGTTGCTTATGGAGAAAAGACAAGCAGAGGTGGGGGTTGTAGAGATATACTATATCCTGTAGACACTGAAGACCCAAACTCCGCAGGTACTTTTATTGATTACACGCTTCCTGCAGGGACTCGTGTTCGTATCAATATAAACAATGACAGACCCGGTAACCTTGATGCCTTCTTAGGTAATGTAGGTCCTAAGTATTGGTCGGTTGATACCACGTTTACTGCATCTCAAGATTATGATAATTTTAAAGATTGGTTTGATGGGGATAATATTGCAGCAGCTTTAGAGTCTCAGGCAACTGATAACGGAACAGGTGTAACAGGTCCTAATTATAATCCTATTGTAGGTCCTCTTTCAGGTTGTAATGTTGGTAGTATTTCTACGAGGTTCTACAATAACGGAACAAGAACATACTTTGCGGTTAGAAGTAGTGAGGGATATAGCGGTGGTAACAAGAGAACTGAACTGAAAGTGGATATTGAGGTTATTCGTTCTGCTTCTACAGTTATATTTGAGTCAGATGCTAAGGATGCCGAACCGGATTTATGGTATGAATCATCTACATCATTTGGTGTAGGTCCTAATGGTGAGCACCTTGGTAATGTTCAGAACCAATCATTTGTTTCAAATACACCTGCTCTAATATTAACTGACTTCTTTAATTGCTATGCATTTGGGAATGGAGCGGAGAGCTATAAAATTCAAGACTCTATAGTAGGTAAGGAACTTACCTTAGGTAATCGTGCTTTAACGACAGACTCTAAATTGTATAGTGAAGAGAGCAGATTTGCCGACTTAACGTACAGTGGAGTGTACAATACTGAGTCTAATATTAATAAACTTAATGAGTTTAATCTCGGTCTATTAAACTTCAAAACATTAGAGATATCATTTGGTCCTGTTCAGAAGTTATTCGCAAGAGAGACGGATATACTTACGCTACAAGAAGATAAAATATCTTATGTATTAGCAGGAAAGAACTTGTTATCAGATGCCGCAGGTGGTAGTGCTTTAACTTCAGTGCCTGAGGTTTTAGGAACTCAGATTGCAAGAGTTGAAGAGTTTGGTATATCTCACAACCCTGAGAGTTTTTCTCAATGGGGTGCTGACAAATATTTTACAGATGCAAAACGTGG